ACCCACCGGGCGGCCCTGGCCATGCTCCGCGAGCGCGGAGTGACCATGGTGCAGTACGAGCGCCGTGGGCAAATGAAACTTCTCGAATTGAGCGATACCCTTCCAGCGGCGTAGCCGCTCACAGAGCGACTGATGACCGTAAAATTTCAGCGCGGCGCGACGCCGCAGTATCTCAGCACGCCGGATGGCCCGAATAACACCTTCCCGGCCGAGGCGTGGTCACTATGCTTCGTCTTGTGCCTTGGCGGCGCGTATGCTGGCGCCGAAAACGAGGTGCTGTTCTCGACCGGCGGGCTGCAGTCTGGGGCGTTCAGTGTTTCCTACCTGGGGCCAGGTCACTCGACCCCGAATTCGATCGGCATCCAAGTCAACTCGGCATCCGGCCTGTTCAGCGCTCCGGCCAATTCGTTGTCCGGCGCATCGAAGTGGCTGATCTCGATCAGCCGCGGCTCGACTGGTGGGATGAGTATCCGGACGAGCCCGATCCGCAGCACGGCGCCGGCCGACGGCACCGGAGTGCCGACCTACACGCTGTCGGGCGTCAACCTGACTAGCATCCAAGATGGCCCAGGCGCGACCGTCATCGGCGGCCGGAGCGATTTGGCCGACGCCAAGTTCGCAGACCAATCGCTGGGCCGGATCTTCCGCGTGCGGGGCGGCATTCTGTCGACGCACGAGGTCGCGCGCCTGGCCTACGGTGAAACGGTCTATGACATCGGCCGCACGCCAGATTTCTACTACCCGCTGGCGACTGCCAGCGATTTGAACGACCTGGGTCCGCAGGCCGCGCACCTGACCGCATACGGCGCAGTCACGACCGGCACCGACCCTGGCTTCGGTAATGTGCCGGCGCAGGCTGCCGCTCCAGCATTCAGCTCGGCCCCGGCGATCATCGGCACGCCGTCGGTCGGCGTCGCCACCAGCTACACGCCCGGTACCGTGTCCGGTTCGCCGGCACCAACCATCACCCGGCAATGGCTGCTCGACGGTGTCGCTATCTCGGGCGCGACCGGCGCCACCTACACTCCGGTGGCTGGCGACAGCGGCAAGAGCCTGGCAGTGCGCGAGACGGCAACGAATGGGAGCGGCGCCGAGACGTCGACGAGCGCGGGCGTGGCGGTCACCGCGCCGCCGGCGTTCAGCGACAGTTTTGCGGCCATGACCGCCCGTCGCATCTACCAGCGCATCGGCACCACGGCCAAGGTGCGTATGAGCGGCGAGTACAACGTCGCGCCGGCCACGATCGAGGCGCAGCTCGTCGCATCCGCCGACGGCACTACCGTGCTGCAGGCTTGGACCGCGCTCGTCGACGTCACTATCGGCGGGAATGCCTGGTCCGGCAACCTGGTAGCAAACCAGGGCGGCGGCTATCGCGCACAAGTGCGGTTCAAGAACTCCGCCGGTGCCGTCATCTACACGTCGGCGCTCGACGCGAACTCGTGGGGCGTGGGCGAACTGATCGTCGGCGCGGGCTCGTCGACGATTCACGGCTGGTGGACGAGCGGAACCTACCCCGGGACCGCGTATATCGCCACCTACCGCACGACCGATGGCTATACCTGGAAGTCGTTCCCATCGGCGTCCAACGGTATTGCGAAGAAGATCGCCAACGACCTGGCCCTGCGCCTGGGCGTCCCGGTCGGCATGATCGGTACCGGAGAATCCGGGACCATGCTCAAGACCTGGACCGAATCGGGTAACGCGTATTTCGCGAAACTGACCTCGGCCATCAACGCGCAGGGCGGCAAGATCGGCGCGCTCATGGTTTCCATGGGCTCGAACGACGCCGCCAACAACGTGGTCGTCAGCCGGGCAGCGCACGCCACCATGCTGCGCAAGTTCATCGCGGACGTGCGCGCGCTGACCGGCCAGCCCGACCTGAAGGTGCTGATCAGCGGATTTAATCGACGCCTGGACACGAACGACACCCAGGCGAACTATGTGCGCCTGGCCGAGCTGGACGTCGGGACCGATGCAAACGTCTATCACTTCCCGACCGTCGACATGGCACTGGGCGGTGACGGCATCCACCTGGCCAGCTACGACGCGAGCGGCGACCGGGTGGTCGCAATCTTCAATCCGGTGCTGGCTGGAGATTCGGCGTATCGCCGCGGCCCGGCGATCACGTCGATCACCGCCTCGGGTGACAAGTTCCGCGTCGCGCTGCGGCACGGCAACGGCACTGACTTTTTGCCGGCCAGCGGCAATAGCGGCTTCGTGGCTGTCGATGACACGGGACCGCTGACCATCCTGTCCGTCGCACGGGTGAACGCCACGGCACTCGACGTGGCCGTGGAGCGCGCCATTGGCAGCAATCCGCGGCTGTCGTACATGAGCGGGGCCAACCCCGACGTCTCCGCATTCACGTTCGACAACGGCGTGGTTGCGCTGCCGATGGACGTTGACATTGGCCGCGCTGTAGCCGTCGGCGCTCCGGCCGAAGACACTACAGCCCCGGTCCTGGCAGGATCGGTCGCCGTTACAGCGATCACCACCACCGGGGCATCGTTGTCCTGGCCGGCGGCGAGCGATGATGTTGGTGTGGCCGGCTACGAGTACAGCAACAACGGCGGCGCCAGCTATACGAATGTCGGCGTCGCGCGCACCGTCACTCTGTCAGGGCTGGTGGCGAGCACCAGCTACTCTGTGCGCGTGCGCGCTTACGACGCAGCAGGCAACCGGTCGGCACCGCTAGCGCGCAGTTTCACTACCGAAGCGGAGGCACCGCCTGGTCAGGCCGACTTCGACGCCAAGAAGGTGGCGCCGGCGCGCAAAATTGTTTTCCCCGGTGGCACCCGGGTGGTTGTCTTCGGCGGCCCGGTGGTGGCCTACCCGGGCGGGCCGTACCAGCAGGATGGGCGCTGGACGATCGACAAGCATCCTCTGGACGAGTTCTACTGCGTAGCCGACATCTCGTTCGACCTCGCCGAGAGCCAGACGACTGCGGCGTCGGTTGTCGCGGTCGCAGGCGGCGTGCAGGTGCTCGAGCAGCCTGTCTTGCAGGGCGCGCTCATCGCGGTGAAGGTGGGCGGCCTGGACGAGCTCTCGGGCGCGGCCAACTTCTGCACCTTGCGCGTCACGCTCGCGAACGGCGAGCAGATCGACCGCACGATTTGGTTCGCCAAGCTGCAGGGGGTCTGGACGGTGTCGAAAGACCCGGATGACAAACGATATTTCGTGGCCGACGTCGGGAACATCCTGACGGACAGCGGCACGCAGATCGCTTCGGCGCTGCCGGCGATCACGGCCGGCGTGACGGTGCTGGAGCAGCCGGTAGCACAGGGCGCGCTGATCATGGTGAAGCTGGGCGGCATGGATGTCTCGGCCGACCCGCTGAACCACTGCACGCTGCCGTTCATCTGCGCGAACGGCGAGAAGTTCTTCCGGACCATTCAATTTAACAGGGTGGACAACTGATGATCGATGCCTCGAAACTGCCGCGCGTGCCGAACGAGGTGCTGCAGAAGCAGGAGAAGCCCGTCGAATACGCACGGGCGCCGCAGACATCTGGCGCGCCAGTCGGTTCCGGCCGGCCGCCAGCAATACAGGAAACGACCCGATGACGAAACGACAGATCATTCCGCCGGTCGAGATGGCGGTGTCGATCGAGGCGGCGCGGCGCGCGGCGCGCACCAGCGGCCCAGCGTTCGACGCCGAGCTCGAGGAGAGGGTAAGAGGCATCACCGAAGAGGTGGAACACAGGCTCGGCCGGGCACTGATCACCCAGACCTGGGAGGTGGCGCTCGACTACTTCCCCGGGGCGCGCGAGATCAAGCTTCCGATGCCGCGGCTGCAGAGCGTCAAGCACGTCAAGTTTTACGACGCGGCTGGCGAGCTGCGAGCGCTGCATCCGGACGACTACTCGGTCGACTCGAAGAGCGAGCCCGGCTGGGTGATGCCGGCGCCGGGTGTGGCCTGGCCAGCGACGCAACCGCAGCGGGCGAACGCGGTCGAGATCCAGTATGTGTGCGGCTACGGCCCCACCGAGGCGGACATACCGCCGGCCATCAAGGAATACATCGTGGGCATGATCGAAAACCACTACTACCCGAACCCGAACGCGAAATACCTCGAGCGGCGGCTCGACCGCTTCAAGGTGTACGGATGACGGCGCCGTTCCGCCTCGACGAGCAGGTCACGATCGAGCAGCGCGTCGTCGAACGTGACCCGGATTACGGCACCCCGATCGAGCGCTGGGAGGTGGTGGCCAAGGAAATCTGGTGCAATGCTCAAGACCAGTTGCCGAGCCGCGGTGAGTCGACGACGCGCGGCGTGGCCACCGCGGTAACGCGCACGCGTTTGCGGATCCAGATCGACTATCGCATCACGCCCGCGATGCGGGTCATTATTCACGGCAAGCGCGATCGCGTCATGCAGATCATCGCCGGGCCGGCTGAGCTGGACGACCGCCGGCACGTCGAATTCATGCTGGAGGGTTATTCACATGGCTGACCAGTCGATTTTCGGCGGCCGCGAGCTGGACGCGTTCCTGCAGCAGCTGCCGGTCAAGGCCGAAAAGAACATCTTGCGGGCAGCTCTGCGCGCCGGCGCGAACGAGTTCGGAAAGGACATGAAGGCGAACGTTCCGGTCGACGAGGGCGACCTGCGGCGCAGCATCCGCACGACCACACGCACGAAGAAGGGAACCGTCTATGCAGCAGTCAAGGTCGGCGGCCGCCGGGCACCACATGCGCACCTGGTTGAGTTCGGGACGGCGGCGCACAAGATTCGGGCAAAGAAGGACAGTGCGCTGGTGGTGAACGGCAATGCCGTGCGCGAGGTCGACCACCCAGGCGCCAGGGCGCAACCGTTCGCGCGCCCGGCGTTCGACACCGGTGCCGCGGCGGCGCTTACCGCCGTCGGCGCCAAGATTCGCGAGCGCCTGACGAAAGAGAACATCAACGTGCCGGCGCCGGAGGGCTCATGAGCGTAAAAGCCATCTACGCCCTGTTGCTTGCCGACGCCGCCGTGCTGGCGCGCGTTTCGGTCGATAGCATCGCCGCTGGAGACGTGGAGGCCGATGCCAAACTGCCGGCGATCGGCATCACCGAAGTGAGTCTTGTCGGGATCGGCGCGATCGACGCACAGGCCGAGCACTCGCTCGTCACGAGCCGCGTGCAGGTGACGGTGGTCGCGAAGGATTACCCGGCGACGCAGTCAGTGATCGGCCTGGTCCGGCGCGCCTGCAACTTCCATCGCGGCCAGATCGGCGGCGTCGACGTCGTCAGCGTGGTGCGAGATACCGTCGGTCCCGATTTGACGGACGCGGCTGGCAATCCCGTCAAGAGCATCGACTTCAAGGTCACGTACCACGAGCCGAACTAGCAGCAACAGCAATCCAACCCAGGCCCGC